GTTATTTGCAGGGTAAATTGTACCCATAGGAACATACTTGCCGCCGCCTGCTGTTATGCCGCCTGATGCAAGTATAGTGCGTGTTTCTCTTACGCAGTTTTCATCATCTTTTGCAAGGAAATAGCCGGGAGCATAAGCCTTGCCTGTTGTTGGTGTCTTATTAAACGACATATTAACTCTCCTTTCCCGATGAGTTATTGTTGTTTGCATCCGCAGAATTTACAGCGTTATCGCCGTACATAGACTTCATAGTCTTTTCCCATATCTGCGCCGCTCTGGTTGTTGTTTTCTTTTCGCCGCCTGTTGCTGTCTGATTCGGGATGTTTGGTGTGTGTGTAACCTTTGTTGTAGTAGGCTTATACTCGCCCCATTCGCCCTCGATAGAGGTCAGGAGTTTATCGCTGTCCTTTATCTTGCCCTCATCGTCAAGCTCGATACCATCAACATAACCACCATACTTTGTGATCTTTGTGATAGCGTTGTCGGAATATCCTTTTTCTTTGAGATAAGCCTTGAAAGCTGTTGACTTCTTAGCTGTTGTCTCTTTAATCTTGATATCCTCTTTCAGCTTGTCGTGTGCAGCCTTTTCAGATTCATACTTTCCTTTGTAATCATCCTTTTCAGCGGCTGAGATTTTGGAATTTGCTTCGTCAAGCTGCCTCTGTACATCGGACAGCTTTTCTGCATCTTCCTTGTACTTGTCTCTGTCTGCCTTGATTGCGTCTGTGCTTTCAGTGTGCAGTTCGATGATAGAATCTATCTGCTCATCTGTTAAACCCATTGCTTTCAGTGCTTTCCTTGTGAATGCCATAGTCTATACCTCCGTTACTTTGTCGGCTGTTCCTCGCCGTTCGGTATTTATATTCAGCGGATTTGCTTTACCGCTTATATGCAAAAGAGGTCAACGATAGGGGGGAATCGTCAACCTCTCTGACCTTCTGACTTAACGCTTAAAGTCAGGTGATAATATGGATGCTCGTTATCGGTATTGCCCCGATTCTGAGCATATAACAAAAGAGCGCAGTTGATATAATCAACCACGCTCGGCATTCCGGTAATACTTTCATTACTGCTTATTCTTCGGTTTTTTCAGTTCTTCTCGCCTGATATCCATGATCTTGATATTATCTTTCAAGGGGATAAGCTCAATTCTATGCCCTTTTTCAAGAGCAGCATGGATTCTTTCAAGCTGTTCGGGAGTAATTCTGTATTTGTCCATATTATAACACCTGACTTTCAATTTGTCAATACATTTCGTATAATTTACCGCTTCATAATAGCTTCAATTATACGCTTGTATTCTTCTGTGTGTTCGGATGCGGCTTTTTTTAGCATATGATGTGGTTTCGTGCCCTTTGTTCTATGCCATTTACCGTTTCTGTCCTGATAGCTCCACGGTGACTTCCTGCCCTTTCCGTCTGATGCGTAGACACCAGTTCCTAATTCTAACCCTATTTGTTACCGTATCGGCTTTTTATCCGATACTTCTTACAGTTTACTATCCTGTAAGTTCGGCGTACATCATCAACCTTTTTAAAGGCTGTCAAGCACTCTTGGAGACTTTATTGCTTCCATATCGCTCAGTCTCTACGCTCTACGGTGCGGATGGTCTATCCGTTACCTCGGTATTAGCTTTGAAAAGTTCATCAAGTGTCACATTCGGATTTCTCCAGTATCTTGCAAGTACTGTTCTGTAATCGATTTTAAACATATTACACCAATATAGTAAAGTTTTCGTCTCATTCCCTATCGTTATATATATGTTTGTATTTCGGTTATTTATTCTTGTGCCTCTTTGTTTATGTGAATGATTAGCTTCAAGGTTTATTCTGTCCTGTTCCTTTTTCATACATCCGCATGATTTAATAGCACCGCATAAAAGAGAATCAGAACGTGCAGACTTGATACCACCGCATTCACATTGACATATCCAGTATGTTTTTCGAGTGTTTTTATCATCAAGTCCGACAACGGTTAATCTTCCGAATTTTTGACCTGTTAAATCGTGACATCTTTTAATGTTTTTCATTTTTCAATCACTCCCATTATAGCATAAAAGTGTGCCTATTTCGTACACCTTAGTTGTACCATATTCAAGAGTGAAAGTCAAGTAGCTTTTACCGATTTTGCTTGATTATTCGATACACATTACTGTGTAAAGGCGCAGTTAAATTTACGCTGCGTATTCGACATTCGTTCCGATGTAAACATCATCACCCCTGACTGCGTGTGTCATGCTGTTTCTAAGTGTTCCCAAGTCAACAGGAGTTGACCGCTTTGCATAGCCCTCTGCCTGTATGCCGATTCCAGTCAACGCCGCTTTCTTCTTTTCTTCCAGTGCTTTGAGTATCTCATCGCTGTTGTCCGCGATCTGAATATCTATGTCGGGCATTTAATCACCGTCCTTAATACTGCACATCACCGTCAAGAGTACAATATCCGAGTTCATAAACGTCTTTACCTTTGCTTATACACTCCTCAATAATAGCAATAACTTCGTCATCGGTTCTTGTCATTGCTATCTGATATGTCGGGAGTGCTTCACCGAATTTCTCATAGTACTTGTCTAAATATTTCTCCATATTATCACACCTTTCCGCAGATTTCTTCCCATGCTTTCAAGGAATTCGGCATATACTTTTTCATGTATTCAAGCTGTTCGCCGCCGCAAGTTTTAGCCGCTGTTACATTAGCCCATAACTCCGATGCGGTTTCATAATCTCTTGATATACGCTTTACTTTAGCTTGATTTGAAGCATCAAAACCGAGTTCTTTGAATGCCTTCTGCAATTGCTTGTCTTGTTTGAACTTTTTGACATTTCCATACTCACTGTTATAGTACTTGTCACCGTGTCCCCACGTCAATAAACGCTTTTCCCGTGTACTCCACCATCCGTCGAATGCATCTTGAATTCCTACCGATGCAACACTTCTATTTAGTTCTGCTATAATTATATCACGTTCTTCTTTATCAGTCATGAATTTTCTATTAAGTTCACGGTCTTTTCTCATTGCTGTTAAAAATTCATCTGATCTTGAAGCGCGAGCCTTGAAAAAGTCTATACTTCCTAACTTAACATTAGCATTCAGAACATCTAATTCCTTTGTGGTATAGTTTTCTCTCGGTATCTGATCATCAAAGAAATGACCGAATTCATGCGATATCGTTGTAAATTTATTGCCTTTGGTATTATAGTCAAATATGAGTTCGTTAAACGCTTTTGAGTACGAACCGCCGTTACGCTTGTATATAAGATATTCAAGATTTTTAGAATAGTTATCGTATAAGGTTCTTACACGTTTATCTGCTTTTTCAATGGTTTCCGTGTACTCTGATGCGTTTTCACCCATTACAGAAGATACATTATCGCTGAGAACGAACGGAGCAGGCACTTCTACCTCAACAGGCTTATCCTCTGCCTTTGGTTCTGGTTTCGGAGCAGGCGGTTCAGCGTTATCCTGTTTCCGCTTTTCTTCCTTCCATTCCTCATAGGTCATATCACCGAGTTTGTTGTCTCTCTGTGATTTATCAGAAAGATTATAGTCAACTCCTTCGACTTCTCCGATGAGAGTACAGCGACAGTTATAGACCAATGCAGGATCTGCGGCAGGGTCACCCGGGAAGAATATCTTTTCTCCCTCTACCTCAAACGCTTCACCGACTTTCCGCTTCTGACCGTCCAGTTGTCTGTGTTCGTGTCTGGTTCGTGAATCGAGCGTTGCCATCCAGACTTGAAGCATCTTTATTCCCATACCCTCGGCACGTTTATAACTGTCAATTCTGCCGCCGTTCTGTGCTGATGTAGTCATTGTTCGGGCATTACGAATAGCCGATGTATGCGACATATCCGTGACTGTTGCCGCAAGTCTCTGTGATATCTTATCTATGGATTCACCCTGTAATATTCCCTGTGTTATAGCTGAGTTGATGTGCTTTTTGTTCCATAACTGGTCTTTCGGCACATTTACCGCTGCTTTTCGGGGGAGTAGATCGGGATTGTCACGGATAAGCCGTTCAACTGTCTGCTTATCGTACATCGTGTACTGTGTGTTTATCCGAGAGCCTTTTTCAATCTCATACGTGCCGTAGTTGTGGTTGACTGCATATACTTCGGGGAGATAACCGTTTATCACAGATGCAGCTATCTGGTTTGTATGTGTCATATCAGCGGCTAAGGTATCAGCCATTTGATGATAACGGTTTCCTTGAAAGACTTGCGTTCTTCTCCAACGCTCATATTCGGCTTTGTCAAGTTCGCCGTCTTTCACTTGCTGACGTTTTTTCTTGTCCATTTCTCGGAACTGCTTCATAAAATCGTCAGCGGTTTGTCTTGCCTCACGGTATGCTTGCTTGTACACTTCATCAAGGCGTTTCTCCATATCACGGAGTATCTTGTCAGTTTCCTTGTGTGCTGGGTCTACCTTCGGCATTTACCTCACTTCTCTTTCAGTTCAACACAGAACACATCATCGAAATTATAAATTCCGATCCATGCACCGTTTTTCTTAACGATTACAGCCTTACCGTCATAAGCGTAATCATCCCATTCACCTTTGCCGTATGAGATTGTTTCACCGCCTCTGAATGTGATCTCGATTTTTTCGTAGTTGTTCATAGAATCACGCTCCTTTTCTGCCATATCAGCAAGAGAAGTCCATCTGCCGTTTAGTGTGTCATCCATCCAGTTAACAAGCATTTTTTTGGTATCTTCCTTTATGTTATCGTAAGGAAGCCCAAACATTTCTATGTAAGTATTTAAGCTTTGCATTATTCTTTCTTTTATTGCCATATCATATCACCTCAAAAACCGCCTTTTTTAGCCGTTCTGTCTCTCAGGTATATAATTATACCTCTAAGCCATCAGAACCACCGTCAGCGTTATTCTGTGCGCTGCTGAACTGCATAATCTGTTCAGATGCTTTTTCTTTCATGATTTCTTCGATACGTTCACCCGAGCCGTTGAGAATTGCAAGTCTCTTTGTGGTTTCGGTATCGCCTAAGTACGGAGCAGACATAATGCTGTTCTGAATAGCTTCTGCCGCATTGATAGTCTCGTAGTATTCAACCGTAAAGCGTTCACGTTCGGTAACTCCTGCAATTTTCAGAAGTCCACGAAGGAACTTAAACACTCTGGATTCCATCATAGCAGAAAAGTTTCTCTGCTTGCTGTATGCCGCCGCTATCGCTGTTGCTGTAAGGTTGCCTGCTTCTAAGGTTTCATGATTCACGCCGCAGAGATTATCAAAGATTATCTGCTTTATGCGGTTATATGCCGCGTTGTTAGCTTCAAACGGTACTGTGATCTGATGCGGTTCAACTGAACCATCATCATCAACATGGATAACATGTGATTTTATCAGATTAACGATAAAATTAGTATCTGCAATATCATCCATGCCGCCATAGTTTTTTAGCACCCAGTACACTAATTCAGCCTGTGAAACGTTGTTTACAAGCTGTGAAGCCATGAGGTCAAGTGCAGCTAAGTCCTCACGAACACCGACAATCATTGATTCATTGTTGATGTTGTAAAGCGGATAAATCGGGATCTCAGTTGATTCATCCGATGTGCTGTATACTCCTTCAACATCGTTCCATGTTGCCGAATAGCTATAAGGTGTTTTCTCCTTGCTGATCTTCATAGCTTCGGATTCTTCCTGTATGTATTCGGTTAATCCATCAGGTTCAAAGAGAGACACACAAAGCGGTTTATCTGTATCTATCTGTGTAAAATAGATATAGTCTTTCGGTCTGCCTGTGTAATCGTCAAGAATCGGGATCGTGTTCAAGAATTTGAGATTCAAGACGGTTTTTTCTCCGTCTGATTCTCCGTAATAGCCATAAGATGCACCGCATATAAGTGCATCGGTATAGATTTCTTTAAGCGTATCATCGAAATCCTCACCGAGTAAAGCCTTATTATTCTCATTGTTGAATCCTATACCATTTGTAAGCAGATGTGCGCAGGATTCGTTGAGAATATTCGGGAAATAGCAACATCTCAGCTTTGCGTTCGGGCTTATCAAGTCCTGATGTGCTATGCCTTTCATATCATAGATAACCTTTTCAACTGCTTCAATATCGGGATTCTCTTTGCGGTAATACTTCATTGCTATGTCAGCGGCCTTGTATGCATCGGACCGCTTAAAGTCGTTTATAGCCTGCTCAATAAATGCTATTCGCTTTGTATCATCATCACCGCATTTGAGCAGATCGTTATGTGTAAGCGTTTCAAACACCCTCTTTCATAAAATCCCCATATTATCACAAAATGGCTTGATACTGAACACCGCCATACAACTTGCGGATATAGCTTGCTAAACTATCTGGAGCATCATCATGCTCTGCAAATTCGTTATAGTCACATATCTGCTGTATGTATTCTTTGTCAGTACCATCAACAAATATAACGTTCGACCACTCCCATTTCAAGTATGTGACGATCTTCATATACTTGTTTTCACTTTCATGGTATGTGTTCGCTCGTTCTCCTTCGAGTTTCAGCATCTTTGCAAGCATTCCCTTATCTGCGTTCTTTTCGCAGTAAAAGCCGCCTGCACAGAATTTTTGCCTAATCGCTATTATCTCAGCCTTAACATTGTCTACTGCCTTATGCCATAATCTGCCGTAAACATAGTATTTGCCGTTTATCTTTCGGCAGATAGTCAATGCTGTATAGTCCTTGTTGTCCTCGTAAGCTGCATCTATGTGAACGAAACGTGCCTGATATACAAGCGTTTGCTCTCCACCAATAACTGGATTCTTAAAGATAATATCCTCAGCTGCTATGTGCTTTAACTCATAGTTTGCCGCAAAGAGAGAGGATAACATCCGTTCTTTAAGTTCTGCAAGTTCCTGTGATGTAATCAGCCCTGTTGTATAACAGTCATACTTCTTCGGATTCGGCATCAGACAGAAGCAGTCCTCAACGTGCCACGGTGTACCAGTGTTGAAGATTCTGCCGCCCCTGTTCTTGATGTTCTGCAATTCCTGATAGACCGTCTTTGTGCGTTCTCTTTCGGCTTTTGATACTCTGTCTTGAACATTTACAATATCATCAGTAAATATCCTGTCAAAGTGCTTACCTGTCAGAGAACCTTTTGAACCTTTGCCGACTAACTGCGCCGTTCCTCTCGGGTCATTCGTCAGATTCGTAGTTAATTCAACTGCGCTTGACTTGATTATTTTAAGTTCAACACCGTATATTGCAAATACAATCTGCTGTGTGACTGGATTTTCAAGCATCTTCTTTACCTGTGCAATGATCTCCTTAACATCATCATCAGACTTTCGCATAAACATTGTCTTATGATTCGGATAAAGAATAATGATAATCGCAAGGGCGATTGATACAGCTGTGGTCTTATAACTTCCACGATGCGCCTGTAACGTTTTATCATCCTTGCCGAATACCATTTCTTTTATCCACTTGTTATGCAGTTCAGTCAACAGTGTAAATCCTACGCTATGCCCGAATTTGAAAGGATAGTTACATAATACTTCAATCGCTTTCGTTCTCGTCAGCTTCGTAGTCATTGATTGATTCGACAAGGCTGTTCACCTCGTTTCGTGTCTGATCGTCAATGTTGGCTGTTGTGATTTCTTGCTTATCGGTCATGCCAAGATAATTCTTACAGTAAAAGATATGCACCGCAGGATTTTTCTTTGCAAGTTCAAAGCCTGCTCTCCTGAGACTTATCTTTCCGATTCCTCTTTTTATCGCAAAAATCTCGGAAAAATTCTTTTTATAAGTACTTACACACCATTTTTCTAAGGTTTTATTATCACAGTCAAAAAAGCTACACATTTCCTCTAATGTGCATTGCAGACCGCAAAGCTTTTCAAATTCCTTTTGGTCGATTTCCTTTTTCGGTCTACCTCTTTTTGCCATTTAATCACCTCAGTTCAATTTGACAGCTTTCTGACCTGTGAACTTCTCCCATCGGTCAATTATAACATCAACGTAATGTGGGTCTAACTCGCACATATAGCATTTCCTGTTTAACTGTTCACAAGCAATTAGTGTGCTACCACTACCGCCGAA